CAATCCGGAGGAGGTGGACGCGCCCAAGCGGGACCGGGACGGCGGATCGCCGAAGCCGGCCCGGGCGGCAAAGCCGCGCTCCGTGCCGAAGCTGAGCGAGGTGGCGTTCTCCGTGTCCGATCTGTCGGACCTGATTGGCGATTAGCGCCTGGCGGATGGCTTTGCTGGTGCGCTGCCGTAAGGGGGCAGTCCGGCCACAAGCGCAGCGATGGCCAGCGCGATGTATGGCGGGATCTCGGCTCTGCCCTTTGCGTATGCGGTGCCCGTGTTGAGGGAGAGCCCGAGACGGCGGCACAGCTCGGCACGGGAAATGCCGAGCTGCACGATGGCGGACTCGAAGTCGGCGGCGGTCATGTCGGCTCAGACGGGAAGCGGAGCCGGCGCGAGGCCGATGGCGACCATCGCGGCCCCGGCGGTGAAGAGAAGCACAGCGATGAGGCTGATAATGTCCTGAAGCATGGGAACCTCCTGTTGAGGGGCGCGTTATGCCGCGCCGCCATCGGATGCGATGAAAGCGTAACGGGCGTCGTATTCGGCCTCGGCGATCGCTGCCTCGACCTTCGCATCTACGCGAGCCTTCACGCCTGCCTCGAATTCGGCAATCAAGGCGTCCACCTCGGCGAGCTTGTCCGCGGGAATCGGGGCGACGGCGCTCTGGGCGATCGCCTTCTTGCCTTCCCAGCGCGTGCCCATGTCGAGCTCGATAGCGGGGCCGGCCTGGGGATGGTTGATCCGGGTGCCGAAGGTCAGTTTTCCGGCGACCCGGTATTCCAGCGCCCAGCAGGGCTCCGTGAAGTTGTGGTCGGCGATGTTGCCGCGCTCGGTGACGAGGGTGATGCTGATTTCGGTTCCCTTGGGGGTGCGGAAAGCTACAGTCTTGGTCATCTTCGGGGATCCTTTCGGGGTTCGGGTCGGGCGGCGCTTAGTGCGCCGCCGCTTCGAGCAATGCGGTTTCTTCCGGGGTGATGGGTGCCTCGAAAACCTCGCCCTGTGCTGATCCGCTCCACTTGTGGTAGGCGACGAAAAGGGCGTGATAAGCCTCGTAAGCCTCATCCTCCCGGCGGTTGGCGATGGCTATGGCTTCATCGGCAAGGCTTGGGTGGGTGGCTTTGCGCTTCTCAGCGTATTTCCGGTACTCGTGGTAGGCGATGTCTATGGCTGGATCGCCACGGCCTGGGTAGGTGGCTTTGCGCTTCTCAGCGTATTTCCGGTCCTGGGCGGCGCATCCGGCTTCGACGTGGTAGTGATTGTAAAGGCGCTGGATTTCAGCCCGGATGCGCTTACCGATCTGCCAGGTCTCGGCATCGGCCTTAAAAATCGTTCCGGGCAGCGGCTTGGTGAAATCGATGGCTTTGATCATATCGGTGTCTCCTTTTCGTTGGGGTTCGGGTCGGGCGGCGCTTAGTGCGCCGCCTTCTTGTTTGATGTCGAAGTTCCGGCTGCGGCGACCGCCTTCTTGATCGCGGTCGCGCTGGGCATCACGCGCTCGTTGATCGGGTCGATCATCTCGCTGTGGGGCGCCGCGATTGGGGAAATCCGAAAGGCGTTGACGAGGAACCATTCGTCTCCGCGGCGGGCGATAATCGGCGCGTTCGCGTGGGCGGCCGGGGTGTTGCGGTGGGTGTAAAGCGTGATGTTCGTGGTCATGTCAGTCCTCCATTGTGCATACAACTTAATATCGCAAATTTGCGATGAATGCAAGCGTAAAAGCTCAAAAAACCATAAACATCAACGCCTTGCTGTGGGCGTGAGAAGGGGTTGAAGTCTCGCATGGGAATGTCACGGCGGGCATATGCGGCGCACCGTGGCGTCTCTGATACGGCGGTGCGCAAGGCCATCGCGACCGGGCGGATCACGCTCGAGCCGGATGGAACCATTGATCCCGTCAAGGCGGACGCGCAGTGGGATGCGCAGACGGACCCGGCCAAGCAGCGCGGCGTGCATTCCCGCGAGCTGGGATCACAAACGGCGGCGGGAACGGCGGCGGCCAAGGCGCAGGCCGGCACCAAGCCGGTGCCGCAGGCGGCAATCGATGCCGTCAATGACACGCTGCGCGGGGAAGCGGGCGCGGACGCGCCGGAGCCCGGCGAAGGCGGACAGGTGTCATTCCTGCGCGCTCGCATGGCGAATGAGGTTCTGAAAGCGCAGACGGCCCGGGTCCGCCTGCAGAAGATGAAAGGCGAGCTTGTCGACCGGGCGAAGGCCACGTCGACCGTGTTCGACCTGGCGCGGCGCGAGCGGGACGCGTGGCTCAATTGGCCGCCTCGCGTGGCGGCGAACATGGCGGCGGAGTTGGGCGTCGACGCGCACGCCATGGAGCAGGTGCTCGACAAGTATCTCCGCCAGCACCTCTCCGAGCTGGCCGAGGTCAAGATTGAGCTCCGCTGAAGCCTACGAGGGCGCCGACGAAATCCGCCGGGCATGGCTCGCGGGGCTCGCTCCGGATCCGGCGCTGACGGTCTCGCAGTGGGCGGACCGGCATCGGATCCTGTCCTCGAGGGGCGCCTCGGAGGCGGGGCCGTACCGCACGGCGCGCACGCCATACATGCGCGGGATCATGGACGCGCTCTCGCCCAGCGATCCGGCGCGGCGTGTGGTGTTCATGAAGGCCGCCCAGGTTGGCGCGACCGAGGCGGGCAATAACTGGGTCGGTTTCTGCATGCACCGGGCGCCGGGGCCATTCCTCGCGGTGCAGCCGACCGTGGATCTGGCGAAGCGGCTCTCGCAACAGCGCATCGATCCTCTGATCGAGGATTCGCCTGCGCTGCGGGACTTGGTGATGCCGTCGCGCTCGCGGGACTCGGGCAACACGATTTTGGCGAAGCGCTTTCCCGGCGGTCAGCTGATCCTGACCGGCGCGAACAGCGCCGTGGGGCTGCGGTCGATGCCCGCGCGGTGGGTGTTCCTCGACGAGGTGGATGCCTATCCGGGTGACGTCGACGGGGAAGGCGATCCGATTGCTCTGGCGGAAGCGCGGACGATCTCGTTCGGCCATCGGGCGAAGGTGTTTCTGGCGTCGACGCCGACCATCAAGGGGATGTCGCGCATCGAGCGGGAGTGGGAGTTGAGCGACCAGCAGCGCTACCACGTACCGTGCCCGGAATGCGGCGGGATGCAGTGGCTGAAATTCGAGCGGCTCCGCTGGGAGGCGGGGCGGCCTGAAACCGTGCGCTACGTCTGCGAGCACTGCGAGGCGGAAATCGCCGAGCGGCACAAGACCTGGATGATGGACGAGGCGAACGGCGCCGGGTGGGTGCCGACCGCGCCGCCGGATGTCATCGCCAACGCGCGGGCAGCCGGTGTGGTCGGATTTCACATCTCGGGGCTCTATTCGCCGCTCGGCTGGCTGTCCTGGGAGGATATCGCCCGGGATTGGGAGGCGGCGCAGGGCAACGACGCGGCGCTCAAGACGCTGAAAAACACGGTGCTGGGCGAGACCTGGCAGGAACGGGGCGAGGCGCCGGACTGGCAGCGCCTCTATGAGCGCCGGGAGGGGTGGAACCTCGGGCAGGTGCCGGAGGGCGCGCTGGTGCTTACCGCTGGCGCGGACGTCCAGCGCGACCGCATCGAGGTCGATGTGTGGGGCTGGGGCCGGAACCTGGAGTCCTGGCTGGTCGACCACATCGTGCTCGATGGGGATGTGGCGCGGCCGGAAGTGTGGGACGATCTGGCCGAGCTGCTCGGGCGGACCTGGCCGCATGCGTCCGGCGCGGAAATGAGCCTTGCGCGTCTCGCGATTGATACCGGCGACGGCATGCATACCGACGCCATTTATGGCTGGGTGCGCCGGATGGGGCGCGGTCAGGTGATCGCGGTCAAGGGGCGTGCCGGGTTCGACCGGTCGATGCCGGTCGATGGTCCGAGCTACGTGGACACCACGGAGGCGGGCCGGAAGATCAAGCGCGGCGTGCAGCTCTGGAACGTCTCGGGCGCGGTGTTCAAGTCCGAGACCTACCGCTTTCTGCGCCTCTCGCGGCCGACCGACGAGGAGCTGGCCGAGGGCGCAACGTTTCCGGCGGGGTACATCCATATCCCGCGCGGCGGCGTGACGGCGGAGTGGCTCAAGCAGCTGACCGCCGAGCAGCTGGTCTCGGTGAAGACGCGGCAGGGCTACCAGAAGCTCGAATGGCAAAAGACCCGCGACCGCAATGAGGCGCTGGACTGCCGGGTCTATGCGCGCGCGGCCGCGTGGCTGATGGGGATCGACCGCTGGGATGAGCGGCGGTGGGACGATCTCCAGGCGCAACACAACACCGGCCGGGAGGATGCACCGCCCGCGGGCGTGCCGAACCGGCCACCACAGCAACAGGCGAAGCGCCGGCCCTCCAGCTGGATGGGCGGCCGGTCGCGGGGAAATTGGTTCTGATGGCAGGATTTACGCAGGCGCATCTGCAGGCGATCAAGGAGGCTTATGCCTCGGGCATTACGCGCGTCTCCTACGATGGCAAGACCACGGAATATCGCTCGCTCGCCGAAATGAAGCAGATCATCTCCACCATCGAGGCGGAGCTGGAAGCGGCATCGGGCAAGGCGCGGCCCGTCGCCGGGTTCGTGAGCTTTAGGAGGGGCTGATCGTTATGGCGAAGTCTGCCCAGCCCCACGGTGTCCGCTGGGGCCTGATGGATCGCGCGCTGGCGGCGGTGGCGCCCGGGCTGGCGGCGCGCCGCTACGCTGCCCGCATATCGATCGACAATCTCCGGCGTGGATATGAGGGCGCCAGCAGGGGGCGGGGGATGGATGGCTGGAGAACGGCCAACACCTCCGCTGATGCCGAAATCGGCGCCGCTGGCGCGCTCTTGCGGGATCGCATGCGCGACCTGGTGCGCAATAATCCGCTCGCTGGGCAGGCGGTGCAGGTGCTGGTCAACAACATCGTTGGCACCGGCATTCGGCCTCGCGCCGCGTCGAAGGACAAGGAGCTGAACAAGCGCGTCGACGAGCTGTTCGAGCGCTGGTCGATGCGCAGCGATGCGCATGGGCACACGGACTTTTACGGCCTGCAGGTCCTGGCTGTCCGGGAAATGCTCGAAGGCGGGGATGCCTTCGCGCTGAAGCGGCCGCTGCGCCGGGCGAATGGCGCCGTGCCGCTGCAGGTCGAATTGCGCGAGGCGGACCATCTCGACGCGGCGCGCTTTGCCGATGATCCGCAAGGTGCCCGGATCAAGCAGGGCATCGAGTACGACCGGAATGGACGGCGCACCGCCTATTGGATGTTTCCGGACCATCCGGGCGACAATTCACCTGTGTTCTCGCGGCGGCTCGAGTCGGTCCGCGTGCCGGCGGACATGGTGGCGCATCTTTTCGAGCGCCAGCGCGTGCAGTCGCGGGGCGTCCCCTGGGGCACGCCGGCGCTGAAGGCGCTGCGCGATCTCGACGACTGGCAGGTGGCGGAGCTGGTCCGCAAGAAGACCGAGGCGTGCCTTGTCGGCATCGTGTTCGGCGATGACGAGGACCAGATGCGGGTGACGCCGACCGTTCAGGACGCGGAGGGGCGGCAGATCGAGCAGTTCGAGCCGGGCCTCATCGCGTATGCGCGCGGCGGAAAGGACATCAAGTTCAACCAGCCGTCCGCCACGCCGGGGATCCGCGAGTGGAACCTCGTGCAGATGCACATCATCGCCGCGGGTTTCCGCGTGCCTTATGCGCTCATGACGGGCGATCTCTC